AGTAGTGAACTCCTCATAAATCTAAACAAATCTATTCGACAATGATAAGCAAATACATGAGTGTTTTGAACTGTGCTATTGCGTTATTAATAATTCTGGCAATGGCATCTACAATGATTAATTCTAGCAAAGTTACAAATATCTCTGATAAATGTGTTTGTCGACCCAAGATCCTGAGATTTAACAAGGATTATATTGCTTGCTTTGAGAGTTGTGAAATCAAGCCCATTACGGATTATCTGTTTAACACATCTTGTATAAGTTTATCTGGGTTGACCATAGCAATGTGTAAGGATGAAAAATATATCATAACAAAACCAACGGAGTCAATTGGGGAGAATTATACATGGATTCTTCTCTTTAACAAACTTTGGAAAATAGCAATGACAATAATGATATGGTTATCATTGTTCTTTGCTAAGGTGCCCTTTATGTACACAATGCAGTTGATTTCCCATCTAGCTGTCAAATTTAGCAAGAATAAAAAAAGATGCAAGAGCTGTGATCGAGATTACATCATCTCGCACATTGATTGTCCTCCCACTAGTCCTATGAAGAGGACTGATTTCAATATTGTTTTTTACACAATAACAATCTTATTTACTATGGCAACATTTGTAAATGCTGGAAATCCATCCTTTTCTGATGATAATGAATACAATTATTATGCTCATGGCGGACAAACGGAAATTCAGGTTCTTGATAAAGAACATTATAAGCAAGATTTTTCTGTTAATGGCTATTTATACACATTCACAATTGAAAATTCACATTTGGAGTTGAAAACAACAGATTTACATGAAATTCTTGGTGCAAAAAGTCACTACATCAATGGACTAAGGTGGTCATGTGATGGTCATGAAGAATGCAATAAAATATTTAAAAAAGAGCTTGGTAGAGATGTTGACTTCAGTATAAAGAAGTCTAGCGATGGTTTATCCTGTCTATTCACAACAGCAACTATTTGTGGTACATGTTATACTAATTTCAAACCATTAGGTTGGTTAAAAACTGTTGTTACTGTGACACCATATATAGATATCTTGGTAAAACATGGTGAATCAGAAGAATTGATCCAAATAAGAGAATTCAATGAATACATACATAAGCCATATTATGTCAAGCCAATACCATCTGTCGAGATTAGTAAGACGTTATTCTTTACTACAGGACATGATGTTTACACTGGACAATTTTGCACTAGACCCTCAATTGGCTGTTTTGGTCCTAATTACAAGAAAGATGGTCTAGTAATTAGTTTGAGATCACCACTAGTTAAAGATCCCATGACACATGATAGGGAAGTTATCTTGGAGCACTGCGATGATCCAGGGAATAGTGATATAGAATCACTAGAAAAAACAAGCTATCGTCACCACAATAATAGCATAATTATGCCTTATTCCTTTGGCATGATATCTATAGGTGTACCTCTTAAAGGTAAACTCGTTGGTGACTTTTGTGGCATGCCAGTTGATGTCAAGACAATCACAGTTGATGGTTGTTATGATTGCCAAAATGGGTTTTCCATCAAAGTTGACATGGATATTAAGTCACAATGTGGTCAAATTACATGTCTTATAGGAAGAATAAAAAAGAGCTACTATATTGATGCTGGACATAAGCACATAGAGATAAACTCCTTCTTTGATAACCAAGATATAATTATAGAATGTAACAATTATAAGAAACAATTTAAGCTTCAAAAGAGTACTGAAACAAGCAGATATGTCCATTCAAATGCTGTACATGGTGAAGCTGAATTTGATTTTAATATATGGGATCATTTGCCAAATCTCTTGTTAGATCTAAAAAAGATGGGACTAACCATATTAGCTGTACTAATAGTTATATACATGATTTATATGACTGGCAAGAGATATATAATGCATGTGTTTGATGCCAGGAGGAAATATAAATATATAAGAGCTAAAAAAGACGATAACTTTAGAGATGAAGGATCAATTTTCATTGGTCCACCAACTTAATGTTACTATATATATTTATTTCATTTATTTATTTTTTATTTTTTTATTATTTCCCAACAGCAGCTGCAGTACTGACCACTATGGCGTTTAACTGCAATTGGTTTGTATGGCTTGGTTGTCTACGCAAACCACATTCCAGGTAAATCCTGGCGCTGTTGGAGAGGATTAGCGACTCAATGTTTTCTTGGTTTTAAAAGTTGATAGATTGCTTTTGTTTTATGAGGAGAACACTACT